GCTATGGAAGACGGAAGAGAGAATGATGCTGAACAGACAGCTAGAATGCTACAAGATTCAGGTACAGACTACTACTCTCTTCGTTACGCGTACCCTTAACTAATATCTACAACATCCATATTATCAGTGCGCTGTGCCATTTTACTAGCGGCATAGCGCATTTTTTGTGCCGCCTCTTTGATAAAGTCACGGCTATCTCTGCTTATCTTATAGTCATTACTGGCTAGCACAGGTACAGCATGCTGTTCAATCATGTCGTCAGACAGCTCATCCCATGTGTACTCACTGAATGAAGTCTCAGCCTCTTCACCGGATATAGTTACACCGATGCCTTGCTTGGTGATACTGAGGTGTACGTCTAGCTCACTGTGTATTGATAGCGTCTTCATTGATGGCATTTTCATTTTCCTTGAAAGCCTTAATTACGTCAGATGAAAATANCTTNTGTATGTTTAGAAGATACATCTGAGAGGCGTAATTGTCACCGCCCTTGACTGTTTTCTTGTAGTCAAGATTAGCTATGATTCTTTTCAGTGACTCTGTGCTAAACACAAGTGTAGCAAAAGTATCATCACCGATGCAAAGATTGTGGAACCAGTAATCTGCTTCTGTGGCAGCGATGCCACTTGGCTTACCGTAGGATTGATACTCAATAGCAATGTTGCCGGTACGTGCCCACATATCTCTTTCTGATTTCACCTCAATCTTTTTATTCTGAAGCATATCAGCGATACGCTGCTCACGTACTTTTCCATACTGCAAGTCTAAGTCAAACTTTTTACGGTCTTTCTTTACTGGTTCCAAATGCTCCATTATTTCTTACTTTTCTCTGGTTCTGGTTTAGTTTCTTTTACGGAAGCTACCAGCATGTCACTAAATGCATTTTGTGCTACACTTAGTTGGTCTAGGTCAAACCTAGCTTGTGCAATTCTGGTGTTCAAAGAAGAAACATGATTCACCATTATTTTCTGCTTATCTTCTAGTTCTTCAAAATTGTATTCTTTACCATCAATGGTAATCATTTGTGCGTCATCTGACATTTAAGTCTCCTAAAATAATTCTAATTGGTCGCTTACTAGGTCACCTAGTATTGGTGGCCTATAGTTTGGCCCCTTCATGACTTTACCTTCGTCATTCTTGATAGCCTTACCATCAACCATTTTGCTCATATTGGATTCGTGTATCCTATCAAAAGCCCTAGAAATAGGCAAGCCAAAAGTTACAGCAAAGCCTGACGCAACGTACATTACGTCACCTAGTTCTTTTAATAGATTTACACGTACTTGGTGTGAAACAGCTTTAGTTTCTTCAAGTTCTTTGACAGCCGTCAAGACCTCGTCACGCAATTCTTTCACTTCTTCATCAATGAATGACATACGTAATATAAGTTGTTTGCTTGATAGCTCTGTATCAATGGGTTGCTCCATGGCTTTTTGAAAGCGGCGTACTTGGTTTTCTCTAGCATTCATCGTGATTGAATCCTTTTTAAGTTCTGGAAGTAGCTGAGGTTGTACCCTCGTTGCCATTCTTTACCTCTAAAAGAGTCCATTGAATGTGGGTTAGCAGGTATGTGGTAATAGTCTCCACGTTTTTCTGCTTCACTAAAAGCTTTACGCCCCTCGTGGTAAAACCTGTCTACTGCTTTTTTATTAGCCATTACGTCCTCACCCTGCTGAAATATCTACAATTTCACACACACCTGCGGTACACGCTAATTCACGCCCACCTGATGTAGTATCTTCTTTCTCAAAGTCCTGTAGCTTAGACCATTCTACCTTCTTAGGCATCTTAGTCAAGAACTCTTTGTACTGTACCTCATCAATGTCCTGATAGGGTGCTTGTTGGTACGTGTGCTCACTGAAGGGTAGGAAGCTGATGCCACTCACCTCATCAAAGTGTGTATATACCCACGCACCTACGTCTACCCATTCATTTTCCTTAACTGAAATTGTTACGCTGGGCTTATGTTCGCACCAGTGGCGCTGATATATTAGCCACAACTCAAGCTGTTGGATAGCAGTCATAGCAGTACGTGTCACCGCACCTTGTGGTGATTTCATAGGAAAGCTAAACACTGTGGTGCTGTCAGGCTTCATTACATCAGGCTCTGCAGGGATACCCTCAGATACTAGGAACTGTGTGAGCGGGTCTTTGTTGTCACCACGCACAGTACGGATGTAATAAGGATTGTGCCTTGCATGAATGCCGCTGGCAGCGTCTGTAAGTTGGGATACAGTACCACTAGGCTTCACACATGTAACGGCTGTGGATTGTGGAATGCCCAGCTTTTTAGCAAGTGCTTCATTTGTTTGTACGGAAACATCACGTAGCATTTCAAGCATCACTTCTAGCTTGTTACCCGCTGTAGCAGTTAGTGTGCTATCCATGATGCCAGTAAGTGACACGCCGAGCAATCTTTCTTCTTCCGTATTCTTCTTCCATACATGGCGAAGATACTTAAAGTTAGTCAATGTGGACTGGAATGTACCAAGAATAGTAGCAAGACGTACCTTGTTCTTCAATACATCAATCGTATCATTCTCACGTACCACTACCTCCGACAGATTACAGAACTGGTATGGGCGTAGGATAATCTCACTGCAAGGGTTGCAGCCGAAGTCATGGTTTATCTCACGTCTACCATTCTTAGCGGCTTGCTTAATTGCAGACTGGCGATTAAAGATACCGCGTTCACCTGACTTACTGTCGTACAGTGACAGCCACTCACGCAGAAATGTACCCATTTCAGGCTTAGTCTTATAAGCTACTGAGTTGTTAGCCAGCGCACGTTGGCCTTCATTCTCCCACCACTGACCTGACTTAGCGTGTGCCATCTGGTCATCATTGAGATTAGATAATGAAATCAATGCGCTGCGGCGTACACCACCTACGACTACCACTTCACCAATCTTACACATGATGTCGTGGCATTCAATTGGGTATAGCCGGCGCCCTGCGGCACCTTTAAACTTCTGTACAACGAACTCAAACAGTTCAACCAGTGGCTGTGGGCCTGAAGCCCTACCACCAAATGTCTTGAGCCTCGCACCTGCAGGACGTACATCAGACATATCCCACTTAGGAACTTGGCCTGTGTACAGCATAGCAATAAGTTCTTTGAGGGATTTTGCCCACCCAGGACGGCTGTCGCCAACTTTAATTACTGTGTCTGTGGTGTGAAACTCTTCCGCTACCATGGGTAGCTTTTCGATACAGTGGCGTTCAACTGAGAAGCCTACCCCTGTACCGCACATAAGAATATACATCGTCTCATCAAATGCACGCGGGCTATCCACTGGCACGTAAGAACAATTGTACCCACCTACATGGCAACGGTCTAATGCAGGACCAGCAGTCATCAAGGCTCTCATGCTAGGCATGATGGCCTGACTTAGGACAGCTTCTTCTAGTTCTTTCTTCAGTGCGGGCTGTAACTTATAACCATGTTTAAAATGCAAATGGTCAGCCATATAGTCAAAATATCTGGATACAGTCTCACTCCAAGTCTCCCGACGCTGTTCGTCTTCCTTCCATCTCGCATAGCGAGACAATGCAATAAAGTTCTGGTAGTCCGTAGGTAGTTGATTATTCATGTGCCATCCTCACGCTAATTTTAGCAGGTTTTATACCTTCAACATCAAACAATAAATCTTCTAAGTATTCTTTCAAAGTATCAGAAGTTTCATCAATATCAATATTAAACTCATCTAAATCAATAGATGCAGATATCGTAATGTTAGCTTTTATCTTCCTGCTCATTTTTTAGTTCCAAAATTAAACGGTCTGTATAAAACCGCGCTTTCTGCAAATCCTCAACAGATTTGCCCTTGTGACGTTCCCGCCACGTGTATTTGATATTGCTACCCTTACAGTAGCCCCTAAACTCTTCTGGAGTCAGGGCAGCTTTAATAGCCTCAATACATTCAATCCCACCCTTTTTATAATGAGGTGGGTTATTAACCATGTCTATTTCCTTGATTCTGCGCTTCATATATTCCTCGTGATGTTCCATATTAATCACACGAATCTAGGCGGGATACATACGCAATGTATTTACCATCTTCTAGCGATGTACTAATAACCTTTGTGTCGTAGCCCAGTGACGGATAAGACATTTGATATCTATCTACATCATCTTGTAGTTCTGCAGAACTGTCGGCTTCTAGTCTAATTCGAATGTCTTTTGGCATTTTCTACTACCTTTATTGATTCAGCAATTTGTTGTGCAATTTGTGGTACGATGGCGTTCCCTAGTCCTTTAAGTCTGTCCACCCTTTTGGGTATCCCATTAGCCACTCTACCCACGTTGGGTTCAGTTGTCCACCAGTTTTTTGTTGGTTGTCTGTGTGTTGCACTGCTACATCCAGCGTGTCCCACGACACTTTGCCGTTCCGTATCCTGCCACCCTGATAGCCGCCCTTGTGGTCTCTGGTTGTCGGGGTCGGCCACATCCGTACTTGGTCCGCTAGATTCGCCCCGAACTTCAGGTCTGGATTCGTCTTGCTTATCCTGCGACCCTTCTCGTCCAGTTGGCGTGGGCCGCCCGTCCCATCCGTGGTCCTTGGAGTTGCCCACATCTTCACGTATTCTGGATTCACCTGTTCCCGCAGATTGCTGGGACGCTTCCTGCCCTTCCTGTGACCCTCTTTCATTCTCTCCATGCTCTCCTTGGAGCGTAGAGGTAGATGGTCCATTGTGTTCGGTGTAGCCCACAATCCAGACTCTATCTCGCTTATGGGGTGCGCCGATGCCGCTAGCTGGAACAATAAACGTCCTTGTGGAGTAGCCTTCGGTTTCCAAGTCAAGGAGCACAGCGTCGAGTCCCAAGCTGATGTGACCATAAACGTTTTCGAAAACAACCCAAGATGGTCTTTTGGATGCAACAATTTTGCGGATGTGCGGCCAGATGTGGCGTGGGTCTTCTTTGCCTTTCCGGTTTCCCGCTTGGGAGAAGGGCTGGCAAGGGTA